AAGAATGCGACGCCCGCCGAGACTGCGAACAGGCCGGCGAGCGGGGCAACGAACTTCTTGGCCGCGCCGAGGATGCCGCCGCCGAGTCGTGTGCCGCCGCTCGTGCCGGCCGTGTCCATCGGGCCGTCGAGTTCCTTGGAGATCGCCGCCGCGCCACCCTTGAAGGTAGGCAGGATCGAAACGAACATCGAGGCGACTTCGGCAGCCACGGGGCACCTCTTTCGTGTTGGTGTCAGGTGGTCTCGAACGTCGCCCGCAGCGCCCGGTACTCAGCGACCGTCATGGACGTTCCGGCCCCGAACGCCTTGGGCTTCGTGTCCCACGGGCGCGGGTACGGCTTCGGCTTGCGCTTCGACTTCGACGTCACGAACGCGTCGTAGTGGTCGACGGCTGCGATCCACTCCCGAGACACCGGGAAGGACCACCCGCCGATGGCCGCCGAGACGTGCGAGGCGGGGTCGAGGGCGAGTTCGTGGGTCAGCCGCCACGCCTCTCCCCACGACATGCTCGCGGGCACGTCGTGGGCCATGTGGAACCGGGTGCGCCAGTCGTACTCAAACGCTGAGCGGTGCTCCTCGAACAGGTCGAGGAGCGTCAGGATTGGGGGAGGGTTGCCCCGCTCGGGTCGGCCGACTTGAACCATGCGGCGACGATCTCGAGGGTCTCGGGGACGGGCTTGTTGTAGAGCGCGTCCAGTACCGTCTCGTCGGTCACGACCTTCTCGAGGCAGACGAACGAGAACTTGAGTTGCCCTTCGTCGCCGTTCATCAGCGCGTCTCGGAACTCGCGGCCGGGGATCGTTGCCAGGACGTCGGACGGCGGCGGGATGACGAACGTCTTGGTGGTGACAGCCTTGGTCTTCGGGTCGGTCACGTCGTGCTCGAACGTGTAGGCACCCGGCTTCTGCGCCTTGGCCTTGTGGTCGGCGGGAGCCTTGCGGGTCGTCGGAGGCATGGTGGAACCCTTCTGGTCTACGCGGAGGTCTACGCGGGATGGGTCGAACACCTGCCGGGGCATCCGCGCAGAAGTACCCCGGCAGGTGGTTCTCAGGACTTGAGCGCGGTATCGTGCACGATCGGCACGGTGTACGCGGTGACGACGCACTCGTAGGCGGTGGCCTCACCGTTGACGAACCCGGTCGGGGTCATCTCGGTCAGCTCACCCTCGGAGACGTACTCGCGGTGGAGGTTGGTGCCATCCACGGCATCGAACACGAACGACTTGCGGCCACCCGTCGCGGCGGGGTCCGCGCTGTAGGTGCCCTCGGTCACCGTCTGGGTGACGGTCGTGCCGAACGCGAACTCGATGGTCGCCTTGTTGGTCTGGATCAGCGTGAACTTGTAGGTGCACTTCGCGTCCGTGATGAGAGTCCTCACGACCGCGTTGTTCTGCCACGCCTTGATGTCCTTCGTGGACCTGGACGGGTCGGGGACCAGGCCGTCCTCGCTGAGGTAGCCGAGACCGACGAACCCGGTCATGGCGGCGATGGCGGTGGCAGGCGCGCTGGCCGTAGTCGGACCGACGCTGACCTCACCACTGATTCCGGTGCGAACTTCGGACGCTGTAAGTGCCATGACGATGTGCTCCTTCGGGGTAGTGAATGACAGCGCATGGCCGTCCGGGATCGTGCAACCGACCTGCGCGCCGGGGACTAGAGGGACGAGCCGCGAATGATCAGCTCGGCCGTCACGTACTGCTTGGGGCGGCCCGACGTCTCGGTGACCGAGTACGGGCGGGACGCGCTCGCCTTGCGGACCGGGCCCGAGTTCTCGGATGCGCCCATGAGCGCGGAGACGAGGTTTGCCAGGGCGCACGTCTCAGCCTCGGACGCACCCCACACCTGCAAGCCGATGCGGGCGACCGCGCGGACGTCGCCGAGGGACTGGCCGCCGTCATCACGGACCACGACCAGGCGCTTGCTGACGGGCCACGGATCGGCCGGGCTGGCGCCCTCGGTCGGGACCTTGTTACGGACGGTCACGCTCGCTGAGTACGACTCGGAGCGCGCGGTCAAGGCTGCCTTGAGGTAGCCGATCAGCCACGCCTCAACGTCGACGTGCACGATGCCGGGCATCAGGCCGCACCGAGGGCGCGGGCAAGGTTCCCGGTCTTGGCTTCGACCACGAGCCCGTGGTCCGTGCCTGCCACGACCCGCTCGACCGCGCGATCCGTGGTGGCCGAGACGCGGTGGATGCTGTCGCGATACGCACCCGTGTCGACTGGGGCGCCAGCGATGGCCGCAGCCTCAACGCGATCAGCATGCTTCGCCAGTTCGGCACGCACGCCAGGATCGACCAGGAGCGCCTTGACGCCGGCCGAGATGAGTTTGACCCCGCTCGCCATCAGCCCTCCGCAACCTTGAGCTCGATAACGAGGCCAGCCGTAACGCCTGTGAACGGGGACACCCACAGGGCCGGGTGGCCTACGACGTCGTAGACGAGGCCCCGGACTCGCAGGCGATCGGACGAGATGACGTCGGGCGCAGAGCGGAAGTAGAGGCGCGGGGTAGTGACCGTCTGCGCGCGGCCTACCTCGGCCGGCTCCAGCGAACCGCCCGGGTCGAACGCCGCGCCCGTCAGGGGAACCTCGACGTCGGCACCCGGGAGCGGGTTGTCGTAGGGGTCGAGGCCGGGAGAGGCGCCTGTGCGGATGCGCCCGATCGTCTCGCCGCGCATCAGGCGCCGTACAGCGGGAGCGCCTGCGTGAGTACCGCTCCGCATGAGCAGTACAGGGCGCCGAAGTTGATCGAGCAGGTGTCGTTGTGCGCGCCGGTGAACGTCGGCAGCGTGTCGATCGAGAACGCGCCCGAGAGTTCCGAGCCCTTGCAGAGATCCTGCAACTGCTCGATCTCGGACGGCCAGAACATGCCGCGGCGAGGCTGCCGCGTGTCGACCGTCTGCCCGAACGGGCCGGCCGTCTGCGACTGCAAGGCGCCGCTGCCAGCCTCAGCCCAGCGGATGATCGCCCCGCGCAGGAGCGCCATCGCCGCAGCGGGGTACGCGAAGTCCTCAGAGGTGATACAGGGGGCGACCCGCTCCGCTGTCGCCAGCGCGTCGTCGATCATGGCCTGAGCCTTCACCGGCTCGATGTCGGCGAACGGCGCCAGATCCGTGAGCGTCAGCACTACAGCGGTCACGAGTCGCCCCCTTGCATCACTTGGTGGACTTGCGAACGGCCGGGGCGCGCTTCGGCGCCTCGACCTTCTCGTCCTCTACGGGCACGTACCCGGCGAGGACCTTGCCGTCACGGACGTTGACGATCACGCCCGTGACGGCGTTACGGAGGCGAACCATCAGTTCGCAACCTTGTCGACCACGGTCGCGTACCCATCTAGGTCCATAACCGCCCATCCGTACACGACCTCGAGGCGAAGCGCGATCTGGTTGGTGCGCTTGAGGTCGCCCAGACCGTCCGGGTCGCCGTACTTGATCAGCTCGACCGGGATCTTCTTCTGGACGCCCCAGCGCAGGAGGTCCCACTGCCCGATGATCGCCTTGACCTTCGTGTCCGCGGCCTCCGGGAGTCCCGAGACGGTCGAGGAGCTGAACGCCTTCAGGCCCTCGAACGAGGTGATGTTCGAGCCGTACCCGAGCTCCGGGTACTTCTTGCGGCCGTCGACGTACCGGGCGGTCGCCACGGTCCACGAGTAGGTCGGGTCGAAGGCGATGCCGTCGGGGATGTACCCATCGGCGATGACCAAGCCGGCCGCAGCTTCGATGACCGTGTCCGGGGTCGTCAGGGTTGCGGTCACGAGCTCCACGGAGTTCGTGGTTGTCGCGATCCGGTCGCCCACGACGATCGACGCCACAGCGGCACCGGTCAGGGGGTTGATGCCGTGGAACACGCCCAGGTCGAGCGCGCGCGCCAGAGCCAGGCCGCCCTGGTCTGCGAGGGTCGTGAGGATGCCGAGCTGGTACGCGTCGTCGGCCCACTGCACCTCTTCGTTGAACCGCATCGTGACCTGCACCTTGTGCGGGGTCGCGACCTTGGTTCCGAAGGTGGCGTTGGTCGGCGCCTTGTTCGCGCCCTCACCGACGTACTCGGCGCGAGGGGCCCCGGTGAGGGTCATGTGGGTGACCTCACCGAACTGCTGCGGCTCGGCTCCCGACAGGGCCGCCACAGCGGAGCCCGTCAAAGCCTTGGCGAACAAGCCGGCGGCGATGTTCTTGGGGAGGGTGATGCCAGTAGTTGCCAGAACGGCCATGAGCCGGTCTCCTTTTCAGATCAGGGGGAGCCGAACAGTTCTCGAGTGGTTTGGAGCTCGTCGCTGTCGGCGGAATNGGATGTG